TGCTTCCGCGATTCAGGATAACTTCATATTCAGTAGAGTGCGAGGATATCGAACCTGGCTTAACTACCCTTGTGCCGGCAGGCACAATGATGTCAACAATGGTACCTCCGCCGAAGCTACTGGCAGTGCTCTGCTGCGTACTCGTGCTGATGAAGCCATTGTCAATAAACACACCGCCCACATGGCTGCCCATACTCCCTAGGATCGAGTCAGAGCTGCTGAATCCCCGGTGAACAACGACATCATGCTCTAGCGGCTGAGCGTGCACGAATGCATCATCAATACCAGAAATCAGCTTCTCAGTAGAAGCCGAAAGCAATCCCTTCCTCAGGCTGGCATTCACATCGACATATGCAGAGCCGGTGTACTGCTTCACAGCCGTGCGGGCTGAAGTCGAGATCCCAGTTATCTGAGGAATCGCACCCCAGGCACCCTGTCCCATTAGGATGCCAGCCGGCAGCTCCTTCGCCGGATCATACACCGGAGCCTTTGCAGCCTTCGGCCCTACATAGGGAACGAACTTCTCCGGAGTATTGGACCTCTCAATCTTATCGCCCGGCTTGAGGATCCTGGTAGTCGTTCCGCCCTGGGCATTCTCCAGGTGAAGCTCTTTGGCACCCGGAACGCCGGTAACACTAGTCTTCTTGGTTACCATCCAGTGCTGGCCATTCAGCTTGACGACATCACCTTTGCTAACCCCTAGCGAGAACACCTCGCTATACGGCGTCGTAGGCGTAGGCTTCGGAGCCGGGCCAATCTCCTTAGACATCTGCTCGGCATAATCCGAAGGCCAGCTTCCGGTCGCAGCCTTGTACTCGTCAGCGGTAATCAAGCCCTTCTCATACTGCCAGGCCTGGCTACCGTGCACGCTTGGGTCTTTCTCTTGCGCTTTCGTCAGCTTCTTAGACGGAACAGCACTCGTCGATACCTTGGTGACCTTATGGCCAGGATCTATTGATGCATACTTGTGACCCTCTGGCCCCAGAAGATGAAGCGCAACCTTACCGCCCGTAGACCCAGTGGCCTCAACTTCATGCACCTGACCCTGGTACATGATCTTGTCGCCTGTTCCCAGGCTATTGGCATTCACCTTAATGCCAGTCACCTTTGGCGCTGAGGCTGCGGACAGCACCTCGCTAACCGGCGTGGCGCCAACCTTCTTGTCGACTTTCTGGTTAGGCTCGAGAAGCTGCGTCGACTTCTGGCCCTTGTCATCCATAACCGTCAGCTTGACATTTCCACCCGCAGTCTCCTTCTTGTCCAGAACCTTTTTGTCTACACCGAACAAGTGGACCTGGTCCCCGGCCGTTAGGTGCTGGGCCTTGATCTTGACGTGCCCCGAAAGACTACTTGTCGCAACACCACCTATGGACTGCTGGTGCTTGGCCTTCATTGAGTCGTTCGGATACTTGCCCGTCAGCTGGTAGTACGTGCTAGCTGTTATCTCGCCTTTCTCATACTTGGCCTGATACCCACTTGGCGCAGCCGCAATAGGCGCAGCACCCGGCTTCCCGACGCCATGTTCGTTGTGCTTCTTCTGGATGACTGCCAATGCCGCATGCGCGTGATTCTGGTAATACCGCGACTCGCCATTGATCTTGAGGTTAACTCCACCCTTCTGGTGCCGGCGGACCTCGACCTTGTTGAGCATTATACGGTTGCCCTTGCCACCCTTGGGAAGCGCTCCGAGAGCAGCCTCAACCGTGGGTGCATCCTTCGTACCAAAGCTCTTCAGGCCTTTGGCGATCTTGATCCACTTACCATGTGGGTCTCTCGGCTCACTAGGATCAAACGCCATGACAGGTCAGCCCTTCTTGGCTCGAGCCATCGACTCCTCAACGCCTGGAGCATGACCCGGCCATCCGCCCGTTGCCCTATGGTGCAGATTGGCGCAATAGCCCTTGGCCTTGACGCCCATGTACTTGGTTACCAGGGTCACACAACGATCGAAGTCACCCGGCACACCCCAGTTGATCTTGGCTGCACCCTCTCCCTCCGCCCAGTACCTCTTCAGCCGTTCCGTCGCTACGGCATCGCTCGGTGTAACTTCCCTACCAGCAACCATTACAGTTTCCTTGCCTGCGCGTCAAGCTGGCTAGCGCGCTGCTCGAGTAGCTTGATCTGGAGCCGGAGTGTTCCGGCCTTACCGCTGAGTGCCTGAACCTGGCTCTGGGATGCCGACAACTGGGGCTTAGCTGCCTTGGCGGTGGTCTTAGCCTTAGTCCCCATCTTCTTGGTCGTCGTACCGGACTTACTACCCTTCTTGGATGACGAAAGGCTGCTCTTGCTTCGCTTGGCTGTGGAGTGCGCCGATGGGGCAGGCTTCTGGAGCGACTTGATCTGCGCCTCAATTGAGGCCAGCTGAAGGCGCAGTTGCTTCGCACGCTGCCGAAACTGGTTCGCCCGCTGGTGTAGCTGCTGCTTCAGCCCGCGATCCCGGCCACCTGTCGGCTGCTGTTTCGGGTTATTAGCCTGGCCAAACTTACCACCCGCCGCACGTGGATGCAGCGCCGGATTAAATGTGCTACCCACCAAGGCCATTACGAGCCTCCGGTCTTCAGACTTCCGTCTGAGTTCCAGCTATCCGGGATATCCGCCGACCAGCCCCGTTTGCGAGCTACGCTGATGATATACCTTCGGACCTTGGCACGCTCCTCCGGCGTATTAGGACGCGCCCGGCCTACGGCCGCAATTGCAGCCTGAAGCGTATATGGACCCGGCCCACGCCCCTTAATGGGGAAGCGCGGGTTGTCCGATTGATTGCTCTGCGACGGAGCCATCGCCTGGCCCACTCGGCGCAGCCTCTGGAGCTGGTCCTGTGTTATTGACATTCCTGGCCTCCCAGTGATCTTGCCAGGCTTTCCTGGCATTAGCTCCACTCTTACCGCGCGTTACCCGCTGCCATTCCGCCGACAGATCCTTGCTTGCCTGAGAAGGTGCCTGGCCCACGAACAACGGAAGTGGTGTGCAATGGCAGTGATCGTGGGCCAGGAACTTGGCACTTTCCCGAGAGCGATATACAGCTCCCCGGCTAGCAAGCATAGAGCAGAAGCTACAGGCACCCGGTGCTATTACACGCTCCCAGCCTTTGGCCTTAGGATCCTGCGCTACGGCCTCGGTGATGGTCTGGCGTCCACCCTTCAATGCCAGACGACCACTGGCTGCCTCGAGAGCCTGCCCGGCCGACTGGGCTGCCGCATGCTCATCTACCGTCTTGATGTTGTGAAAGAACGTGCCCATTGACTGGCTGTCGATCACCTTGACTAGCTCTTCCCTGGGCAGCTGCACCATCGGTACCCGAGTAGCCGGATAGCCAGACATCACCCGCATCTGCCCGTAGAAGCTCGCCGAATCCGCCGAGGCAGCTCGGAAGTACTGCTGCACTAGCTGTTGTACCACGTCACGGAGGGTGCCCCAGCTATCTGCGATTCTCGCCGGGTCAATATGCCGGGCCCATAGCGAGGCAACTGCCCTGGTAGCAGCTAGTGCAATCGCGATCTGCCGCTGTCTGTACATCTGGCCCAGCGTCAGTAGGCTCACGTCCCCTGGGAGCGGCGCGAGGAGGGTCGGGCTTACTGGACCAGTCCCTGCTGCGATGGAATCCGACAAAGCGCTGGCGACCACCGGACCCGGCATGGCGCGGGTAGGGTCTACCAGGCTCGACGCCTTAGAATCCCGTACAATCGCAGGGGGAGTAGTCACGTGGTCGCCGTCCTTGTCTTACCGCCCGGACCCTTGGCCGTAGGTGCAGGCTGGGCGAGCAGCTTCCTAGCTGCTGCTTCCTCCGGAGTCTCCTGGGGCGGTCCCTGCCCGGCTGGGCCTGCCTGCGATGGAGGCTGGCCAGGGCCGAGAGCCGGCTGGCCACCGGGCGGAGCTGCCCCACCTGCCGGCGGAGGCGTAGCTGGGATCAACGTTCCCATCTGGTACGCGAGCGCTGCCTTAGCAGCCTGGTCGGCCGTAGCCTGTGCCTCGGCCTGGGCCCTGGCTGCCTGCCACGCCGCAACATCATCAGCCGTGACGCCAGGAATCCGACGCCAGAGTTCCTCGGGAGGAACACCTAGCATTTGGGCAGCCTTGCCCAGAGCATCGATAGTAGCAGCGAACGATCTTGCGGAGGTATCTCTCCAAACAACTGTTCCTGTGAGGTCATTCCATCCCGCACTGTCGCCAGCAGCCTTTGCAGAGAGCCGGAAGTAATTGCGCCACGGATCCGTGAGCATAGCCTGGATCTCTTCAATCTTCCTGTCCAATCCATCTCGCGCTGCCGCAAGCGCTTCCGCTGACATGTTTGCAATCTGGCCCAGAAGGTGATATGGCGGCACCTGGCTGATAGTGGACATATGCCGGATGCCAGCCTCACGCGCGTCGATATACGGAGACAGCTGCGTCTCGCTGAATTCCCCGAACTTGGTCGCCGGGTCATCGCTGGCGAATATGCGGTCAATGCCCGGCTTCCAGGGCTGCGCATCCCGGCCGTCCTCATCCACCGATGTGATGCCGGTCACCCAGCGCTGCCTGAAGCTGGCGTACTGCTCGGCCATCATCAGGTTGAAGGTGTCGAAGTTGATCTGGTCCTGGACGTCAATCAGCGGCTCGATCTCGCCGGAGCAGTCCGTCTCGCCATCAAGGTCGTATTCGTACAGAAAGCGAATCACCGGGCAGATGCCTAGGCCGTGCTTCGCCACCGGAGACTTGCCGTCCAGATACGGATCACTGGGATCAGCTATCTGGAGCGGAATGCTCTGCTTACCGCCCGAAGGCGTACCCATCAGAATGTACCGGGTCTGCTCGTCGTACAGCGTCAGCATGATGCGGACGTTATTGGGCGCAGAAGGATCATTGATCTCGTTAACCTCAACAGCTATCGCCGGCCACTCATCATCAACGTCATTCACA